ATTGGTCAGATTGTTGCCGATATGGCCGATAAGGTTGTCGGAATTGAAATCATTGAAGAAGCGGTCATTGCAGCCAATGAAAATGCTGCAACCAATGGACTTGATCATGTTCATTTCTTAGCTGGGGATGTCAAGGACATCATCAAGACTCTTGAAGGATCTCCGGACCTCATCATTCTGGATCCACCAAGAAGCGGCGTGCACCCTAAGGCACTGGAATATGTCAAGGATTTTGGTGCGAAGGAAATCATCTATGTTTCCTGCAATCCGAAAACTTTAGTTATCGATCTAAATTACTTAGCCCTGAATGGTTATAAGGTCATCCAAACGAAAATACTCGATCTTTTTCCTAATACGCCACACGTGGAGACTGTCGTACTGCTGGAAAGAAAATAGATTGAGATAACCCTGTAAATTAGCTATAGGAGCTGTTTCCAGGGTTTGTTCTATTTGGCTATAAATTATAGATTCAGGTATATAACTATGTTTATTGTTACAAGGGGGTTTTTGGAATTAGATGTATTGTTTTATGGGGGTATGGGTTTTGATAAATAATTAAACCATTTATCAAATGAGACAACCTTACCTCAAACTAGATTATTTTTAACTGATTTTTATGTATATGTTTAAACTAGCATAAAGGGATTTATAGTATTGTACATGTTTTGGGACTGGTATAATGATAAGATTCTTTTTGAGTGATATAATATAATGGATGTTACTAAACCAAAGAAAACCAAGGAGGAATTATAATTGGCGATTACAGCACAAATGGAAAATAAATTATGGGAAATGGCAGATAAACTGAGAGGAAATATATCAGCATCGGATTATAAAGATGTCGTCTTAGGACTCATATTTTTAAAATATATTTCGGACAGTTTTGAAGAAAAATACAATGAACTTATCTCCGATGGTGAAGGATTTGAAGAAGATCGAGATGCATACGTTGAAGACAATGTTTTCTTTGTTCCAGTAACTGCAAGGTGGGGATATATCAAAAATAATGCTAAGCAGAATACAATTGGACAAATCATCGATGATGCCATGATAGCTATTGAGAAAGAAAATGCTCACCTTAAAGGTGTACTTCCAAAAAACTACGCAAGGCAAGAGCTGGACAAGACAAAACTTGGTGAACTTGTGGACTTGTTTTCTTTCAATATGGGTAGTAAGAAAGCCAAAGCACAGGATGTACTTGGTAGTGTTTATATGTACTTCCTTGGTAAATTTGGATCTACAGACGGTGAGTTCTATACGCCAGAGACCATAGTAAAATTGCTTGTAGGGATGATTGAGCCGTATGAAGGGAGAGTATATGACCCATGCTGTGGATCAGGTGGGATGTTTGTACAATCTGCAAAGTTCATAGAAGAGCATCAGGGGAGAAAGGATAACATCCATATTTTTGGCCAGGAATTCAATTCGAATACTTGGAAACTAGCAAAGATGAATTTAGCAATCAGAGGGCTAGACGGTAACCTTGGAGAGCGTGATGCTGATACATTTGGAAATGACCTGCATAAGAATCTTAGGGCAGATTATGTTCTGGCAAATCCCCCATTTAATATAAGTGATTATACGCTCATTCAAGACGATCCTCGTTGGAAGTATGGGATACCACCACAGAATAATGCTAACTATGCATGGATTGAGCATATGATTAGTAAATTATCTCCAAAAGGAATCGCTGGTTTTGTCTTGGCTAATGGATCCATGAGTACATCAACCAAAGCAGAGGCTGAAATTAGAAAAAATATCGTGGAAGCTGGATTAGTGGACTGCATTGTAACCATGCCACCTAATCTTTTTTATACAGTTACGATTCCAGTTTGCTTGTGGTTTATCTCTAAAAAAAAGGATAACAGAAAGAACAAAATTCTCTTTATAGATGCGCGTAAGTTGGGATACATGGAAACCAGGAAGCATAGAGTAATGACCGACGACGAAATCAAGCAAATTTATGATACATATCATAACTGGCGTAATGGCAAAGATGAATATGAAGACGTCCAGGGCTTTTGTAAGTCTGCTAACATTGAAGAGGTAATAGGTCATGAATACATATTGACTCCAGGTAGGTATGTAGGAATTGAAGAGGTGGCGGACGATGGAGAACCATTTGATGAAAAGATGACAAGGCTTACTGAAGAACTTGCAGAGATGTTCATCAAATCACATCATCTTGAGGAGGAAATTAAGCAACGATTGGGGGCAATCGGATATGAGTTCTAAAGACTGGAAGGTGGCTTCATTGAATGATTTATGTGAATATATTTCAAGAGGTGTAACTCCAGTGTATTCAGATTGTAATGGAGTGGATATATTAAATCAAAAGTGTATAAGAGATAATCGAGTTTCATTTAAACAGGCAAGACTAACAAATCCAAATATGAAAAACATTCCCGAGGCTAAATATCTGCAAATAAATGATATTCTAGTCAATTCAACAGGTGTCGGTACGTTAGGTAGAGTAGCTCAAATAAAGGTAATTGATAGGAAAACAACCGTTGATTCTCACGTAACAATAGTGAGAGCTAGTAATAGTGTGAATGCAAGATTTCTTGGATACAATCTGTATATGCAGCAGCCTAGTATTGAGGCATTAGCTGAGGGCTCAACCGGTCAGACAGAACTATCAAGATTAAGATTAGCAGAAACGATAAAGGTATTATTACCTACTCCGAGAGAACAACAATTAATTGCAGAAACTATTTCATGTTTAGATGACAAAATTGATGTAAATAGAAAGATAAATGATAATTTAGAGCAGCAAGTTCAGGCGATTTTCAAATCCTGGTTTTTAGATTTTGAACCTTTTCAAAAAGAAAATTCGGAAAATCTTCCATCAGGCTGGATGTTCTATATGTTAGGAGATGTTACAGAAATGAGTGCTGGTGGAGATAAGCCACTAGTATTTTCAAAAACACCTACTGAAATCTGTCAAATACCGATATACTCCAATGGAATAAATAATTATGGTCTTTTTGGATATACAGATACTGCGAAAATAACTTCTGAAAGTGTCACCGTATCTGCAAGAGGTACTATTGGTTTTACTTGTTTAAGAGAAACGCCTTATGTTCCTATCGTTCGTCTAGTTTCGATAATTCCTAATGATGATTTTTTATCTAGTAAATACTTATACATTTGGTTGAAAAATTCAAATATTAGTGGCACTGGAACTACACAGCAACAGCTTACAGTACCTGACTTTAAAAGAACGAATATACTAATCCCTATATTTGATGTGATGGAACAATTCACATCAATTGTTAATCCTCTATTTACTAGAATCACGGCTAATAGAAATGAAATCGACAAGCTTGCAGAACTTCGTGACACAATGATTCCTAAGTTAATGTCCGGTGAAATCGATATGTAAGCAATAAGATTCTAAGCCGCTAAATTATCATTTATCCGAGTATTGTTCAAACCGATAACCATAATCCCAACTAAATTTGTTTTGTAATTATTAATGTCTCGAGAACATAGTAATATTCGATAAAAGGGGTGCCGTATATGAAAAGTAATCCTTTCTGCGAGTCTCATTTAGAAGAAGCCACGCTTGAGTGGTTTCAAGAATTAGGATACGATATTATTTTTGGACCTGATATAGCGCCAGATGGTTCATATCCTGAACGTAAAGACTATAGCGAAATCATCCTAACTGATAGGCTTAGAGATTCATTGATAAAGATTAATCCAATGCTCCCTGAGTATGCCATAGATGAGGCCGTACGAGAGGTACTTATCCCAAAGAATCCAAGTCTAATCATGAACAATAAATCCTTTCAAAAGATGATGACCAATGGAATAGATGTCCAGGTCAAGAAGAGGGATTCCAGTTATAAGACAGAAAAAGCTTATGTGTTTGATTTTAATAATACCCTCAACAACAGCTTCATTGCAGTAAATCAGTTTACCATTATTGAACATGGCATCGAAAAAAGACCCGATGTCATTATATTTATTAATGGTATTCCACTTGTCGTCATTGAATTAAAGAGTGCGAGCTCTGAAACAGTTAGCATTTCGGATGCATTCAATCAGCTCCAGACCTATAAGATCAAGATCCCATCGCTCTTTACCTATAATTCATTTATGGTCATTAGTGACGGTATCAATGCCAAAGCAGGAACACTTACTTCAGACGAAGAAAGATTTATGTCCTGGCGCACAATTGATGGTATGGATGTAGCTTCCCATGCTATTCCTCAACTCGAGGTCCTGATTAAAGGAATGTTCCAAATGGAACGCTTCCTGGATATTATTAACCACTTTGTGCTCTTTCAAAGCAATGGTTCTGACTTCACAAAAATCCTTGCAGGATATCATCAGTATCATGCAGTCAATAAGGCTGTAGAAAGTACGCAAAGAGCTACTAATGAAAAGGGAGATAGACGTATCGGTGTCATCTGGCATACTCAAGGTAGCGGAAAGAGCCTGTCTATGGTCTTCTATGCAGGAAAGCTCGTCATCAACAAAGAACTGGAGAATCCCACAATTGTCGTGATAACAGATAGAAATGATCTGGATGATCAACTATATGGAACCTTTTTAAAAAGTGAAGATATTATAAGAAGCAAACCAGTTCAGGCTGAAGACCGGATCCATCTCAGAGATCTTCTGAATAATCGTACCAGTGGAGGCGTTATTTTCACCACCATTCAAAAATTCTCGCCCCCTGAATTAACTGAAGAAAACATGTCTAAAAGCGAAACTAATGTTCCTAATTGGAGAGGCTATATCGGAGACGAAATTGTGCTAACAAACCGCAAGAATGTCATTGTTATAGCGGATGAAGCGCATCGAAGTCAGTATGGATTTGGAGCACAAGTCATAACAGCAAATAATCTTGCTGAAACAAAATTCGGATATGCAAGGTACATGCATGACAGCTTACCAAATGCTTCATATATCGGATTCACAGGGACACCGGTGGAACTTACGGATAAAAACACCCGAGCAGTATTTGGAGATTATATCGATGTTTATGATATGACTAGAGCTGTAGAGGATGGTACTACAGTTAAAATCTTCTATGAAAGCAGAATTGCGAAACTGGAGATCCCTGAAAATCTAAAGCCTAGGATTGATCCGGAGTATGATGAAATTACGGAGAAGCAGGAGCTTACACAGAAGGAACAGCTAAAAAGTAAATGGGCACGACTAGAAGCTGTCGTAGGAACCCATGAGCGAATCAAGCAGATTGCTAAGGATATCGTTGCCCATTTTGAAAAACGTGAACAAGCGCAAGAGTACGAAGGTGGTAAAGCTATGATCGTGGCAATGAGCAGAAGGATTGCGATCGAAATCTATAAGGAAATTGTAGTGCTTCGTCCAGACTGGCATAGCGATGATCTTATGAAGGGGAAAATCAAGATCGTCATGACAGGAAGTTCATCCGATTCTTTAGATTGGCAACCTTTTATTGGGACCAAGTTTAATCGGGAAACACTAGGGGCAAGGATGAAGGACAGAAAAGATGAGCTTAAACTTGTGATTGTAAGAGATATGTGGCTAACTGGATTTGATGTGCCAAGTCTCCATACCATGTATATTGATAAGCCGATGAGCGGTCATAACCTCATGCAGGCAATTGCTCGAGTAAACCGTGTATTTAAGGAGAAACAGGGTGGCCTCATTGTGGACTACATCGGAATTGCTGAGAATCTTAAAGAAGCGTTGGCCCAATATACAAAGCAGGATCAAGAGACAGCTGGAGTAGATACAGAGCAGGCAGCTCAGGTATTGCTTGAAAAATATGACTTGATTAGAGAGCTTCTACACGGTCACAATTATCAAAAGTTCTTTACAGGAAAAGCCAGCGAGAAGATGCAGGCAATCATTGAGACTATGGATTACATCTTGGGGTTGAGTAAGGAAAGGAAAGATGACTACATCAAGCTTGTCACAGAACTGAGCCAGGCTTATTCCTTATGCTCTACAACAGATTCTGCGCTCAGGCTCAATGAAGAAGTAGGATTCCATAAAGCAGTCAAAGCAAGTATCATGAAAATTATGATCGATGACAATAGAAAGAAAACGACAGCACAGCTGGACAACGAGATTAATCAACTGATTTCCAAATCTATTTCTTCGAATGAAGTTGTAGATATCCTAAGCTCAGTGGGTCTCTCAAAACCTAACATCGCTATCCTTTCTGATGAATTCCTAGAGGAAATAAAGGGTATGAAGCAGAAGAACTTAGCTTTACAGCTACTTAATAGACTTATTGCGGGTGGAATCCGGATGTATTCTAGAACAAACCTTGTACAGGCAAAAAAGTTTTCTGAAATGCTGGATGCTTCCATTCGTAAGTATATGAGTCGAACAATTGAAACAACCCAGGTGATCATGGAACTAATCGAACTGGCGAAGAAGATCACAGAAGCTGAAAAGCGGGGAGAGAGTACTGGGCTAACTTCAGATGAACTGGCTTTTTATGATGCGCTTGCTGATAATGAATCTGCGCGTGAGATTATGGGTGATGATATTCTAAAGCAAATTGCTAGGGAACTGACCCTATCTATTCGGAATAATTTGAGTGTAGACTGGGCAATTCGAGATAGTGTCCAGGCGAAAATGAAAATGATTATAAAGAGGCTTCTCAAGAAATATGGATACCCACCGGATAAAACGGAAGCTGCAGTGACTGTAATTATGGAACAATCTATATTGATGTGTGAGAAGGAAAGTGCTTAGTAAAGAACATCATGATAAATTGCTTATTTTTCTAAAACTAGATGACTCGTTTCGTCTTTGTTTGGAAATTTTAATAATGAGTATTGGAGGGGTCTTCATTGTCGGATATAAAGCTGTTTTCTACTGAAGTAGGTGTAACAGAACTACCATCATCATCAGTTGTACTTGAAAAAGACTTGCAAATTTTAATCGAACAAAATATGGCGACATTTTTTGGAGTTACATTTCTAAAAAGTGAATATCCAATCACAAATGGAAGAATTGATAGTCTAGGAATTGATGAGAATTATTGTCCTGTAATTTTTGAATATAAAAGGAGTCTTAATGAAAATGTAATAAACCAAGGATTATTCTATTTAGATTGGCTACTGGATCACAAGGCAGATTTCAAGCTTAGTGTCATGGAAAAATTAGGTAAGGAAGTAGCTGATAAGATTGATTGGACAATTCCATGTGTTATTTGTATTGCATCGGATTTCACTAAGTTTGACGAACATGCTGTTAACCAAATGCAGAGAAATATTAAACTTGTGCGATATAGAAAATTCGGAAATAATTTAATACTATTTGAACATATAAATGCGCCTACTTTGAAAGCAATAACTGAAGTGTCCGATTCTGGTGGAAATGGCAAGAACACAAGTCAGAATTCATTTCTAAAACAATACGATGGTGCACAGTACGAACTTAGGAAGATCTATGATTCAATAAGAAATTATATAATGTCACTTGGTGACGATATTTCTGAAAATCAGTTAAAGTTCTATGTTGCTTTCAAAAAAATTAAAAATATTGTTTGTGTTGAAATATACAAGAAAAAGATATTACTTTATCTGAAGTTAAATCCGGATGATGTAGAAATGGTCGAATTTTTCTCGAGAGATATGAGAAATATTGGGCATTACGGAACTGGAGATGTGCAAATAATAGTTAATAATGTTGAGGACTTTGAGCGGGCTAAAGCATATATTGATAAAGCATACCATCAAAATTAATGTGAAACTGAATAGACCAAACGAAGGCTTCCACTTTGAGAACAAACATTCTATAATATATCTCAAGAAGGGGTGAATATTATGGAATCGAAATTCTTGGAAGTGGAAGTCTTGTCCTAAAGTAAACCGGGACAACCACCAAGACCTGTCTCGTTCAGGTTCATGATGGGTGAAGAAATGTTCAAGGGTAAAGTACTCAAGGTGAAAGATATGAAACTGGATAATCGAATGGGAAATAAAATATTTGAGTATTTGTGTGATGCGGTGATCGAAGGAAATGGAAGTACAGTCAAGATTGGCTATGAGAAGGACAGTATGAAGTGGTATTTAAAAAACCTGTAAATAATTGATGAGTCATCTAGCTTAAAGATGGCTCTTTTATTTTTACCTAAATTTTTGTAAATATTAAAATATATATTAAAATACACCATTTACAGAACAGTAGTTCTGTTTTATAATGAGCATACGGAATAGGCTACAGGAATGTGCGGAAAATGAAGGAGAGGTATGGTATGAACGAAACAGTGAAGTGCCCCAGCTGCAAACGGCGGCTGTTTGATAAATTAGATGATACTAGTGGTGTGATTGAAATTAAGTGTCCCAATTGTAAAACAGTGCTTAAAATAAAATTAGAACGAGGAATTGAAAAGAAATTATATAAATCTATACCGAGCAAAGGATCCGATTAAACTATCGAGTTTGATCTGAGTTACCAAATCGCCGGATAGCTACTTTAATGCAAAGTGGTTATCCGGCGATTTTTTATTTTGAAAATTTTTAAAGAAACATTTTTAACTATGAAATGAACTTGCATAGTTAACTTTTATTCTTAATACACAGAGCAAAAGAAAGGAGGTGAGAAAGCGATGAGACCAAATGAAAGGCGCATGGAGATCATGAAGACTTTAAATTTCAGAAGACATGAAACCATGAGCAATCTGGCATTTGAGTTTGGTGTCAGCATTAGAACCATTGTGAATGACATAGACTACTTATCGCTTTCTTACCCGCTGGAGACCATGTGTGGACGATATGGTGGAGGAATTCAGGTATTAGAAGGGTTTCATATGGACCAGAAATACCTGAAGTCAAATCAGAAGGAGCTTCTTGAAAGACTAGGTGCACAGCTTTTAGGATCAGATCTTCTCGTCATGCAATCCATCATGAAGGACTTTGCTCTCACAAAATAAGTGAAAGGATGAAAGGATATGAAGAAAGTATTTGTCTGTTCTCCCTATCGTGGAGACATTGAAAAGAACAAGAAACGAGCAGTGATCGCTGCAAGAATTCTCACTGAATACGGATATATGCCGGTGGTACCACATCTGTACTTTCCACAGTTCTTCAATGATAAGAATGAAGTAGAAAGAGCGAGGGCCATTGATCTGGGAATCGAGCTTCTCAAAGAATGTCAGCTCATGTGGATCCTTGGACCGACCATCACCGAAGGAATGCAGCAGGAGATAGAGGAAGCAAAGAGTCTTCTCATACCTGCTGAAATGTACGACGAAGACTATGTTCCCATTAAAGCAAGAAACATGTTCATTGATCAACGAATTGATGATCGGACAAGAAGTAGCTTAAAAGGCTTAAAACTCAAGTAGGAGGGATTAGGAATGAATGAAACATATCTAAATTTAGCAGAAGGGTTCGAAAAAGTGGCAGCCGGGTTAAGAGACCTAGCCAAATCAAGTAATACCATTGCTGCAAAAAAAGTTGTGGAGGAGGTTCTCAAAGAAGAAGTGAAGGAAGAACCAACAGTAAATATTGAGAACGTCAGAGCAGTGTTGGCTGATAAGAGCAGAAACGGAAAGACAAAAGACGTAAAGGCACTACTCATGAAATATGATGCTGGAAAGCTCTCAGATGTTAAACAAGAAGACTACAGGAGACTTCTGTCAGATGCCGAGGTTCTTTAATGGGGACTCATGCAAGGTTCTCCCCATCATCAGCGAGTAGGAGAATACACTGTCCACCATCGCTCATCCTCGAAGAACAGTTTAACGATGAAGAGTCTATCTTTGCGGCAGAAGGATCCGCAGGTCACGAGTTGGCAGAGCATCTCATCAAAAAGTACCTCAAGCTTAGAACCAAGCGACCGGTATCCGAATGGTACACTGATGAACTCCTCGAGGCTGTAGAGTCCTATGTGTCTTATGTTACTGGTGAGATTGAAGAGGCAAAGAGAAGCTGCAAGGCTCCGATCATGATGGTGGAACACAGAGTGGATGCATCGGAGTATGTAGAGGAGTGTTTTGGAACAGCAGACATGGTAATCATCACTGAGAACCTGGTTCATATCATAGACCTCAAACTGGGAAGGGGTGTAGAAGTTTCTGCAGAAGAAAACCCGCAGCTGATGATCTACGGATTAGGCGTTCTTTCTATGGCGGAACTACTCTACGACATCGAGGAGGTAAGACTCACTATCTTTCAGCCAAGGCTCAACAATATGAGCTCCTGGGACATTGATCCAAAGATGCTCAAGAAGTGGGGAGAGGAAGTCTTGAAGCCAAGAGGAGCTATGGCACTAATGGGAGCTGGAGAGTTTTCTTCAGGTAGCTGGTGTCGGTTTTGTAAGGCAAGAAAACAGTGTAGAAAGAGAGCAGAAGGTTTCCTGGAGCTGGCCAAGATGGAGTTTAAAGAACCATCACTATTGTCCGATGCGGAGATTGCAGAGATTCTAAGTGTCGCAGATGATCTTTCCAAGTGGGCATCGGACCTATACGGCTATGCTCAAGAAGAAGCCATCCTCAGAGGGAAAAGCTTTCAGGGATTCAAGCTGGTGGAAGGGAGAAGTATCCGCAAGTACTCCAGTGATGAAGATGTGGAAGAAACCGCAAAGAAGGCTGGTTATGAGGACATTTATAAAAAGACCCTGGTTCCCATCACAGAAATGGAGAGGCTCATGGGTAAGAGCGAATTTAAGAGGATCTTGGGACATCTGGTTTATAAACCGGATGGCAAAATCACATTAGTACCCGAATCAGATAAACGAGAAGAACTTATTAATACATCCGCACAGACGGAATTTCAGGAGGAATAGAAAATGAAAAACAATACAGTAGCAACAAAAGTCATAGTCCCATGCAGGTTATCTTATCTACATTGTTGGGAGCCAGATTCAGTAAATGGCGGTGATCTCAAGTACAGCGTATCAGCGATCATACCAAAGTCAGATACCAAGACGGTAGAAGCAGTGAAAGCTGCAATCGAGCTGGCCAAGAAGGAATCAGCATCCAAGTGGGGAGGAAAGATTCCAGCTAACCTGAAGGCTCCCTTAAGAGATGGGGATGCTGAAAGACCGGAGGATGAATCCTATAAGAACTGCTATTTTTTCAATGCAAACAGCCGTGTCGCTCCACAGGTAGTGGATGCTAAAGTGCAGCCTATACTGGACAAATCGGAAGTTTACTCCGGATGTTACGGAAGGATCAGTGTGACCTTCTATGGTTACAACAGTACAGGAAATAGAGGTATCGCAGCTGGCCTTGGAAACATTCAGAAACTGAAGGATGGAGAGCCCTTAGGTGGAAGGGTTGATGCAACAGATGAATTTGTATCTGCAGAAGAAAGCGGTTTCCTGGATTAATGATTTGACGGGCAGTGGATTAGTCTGCTGCCCTTTTTTATCAAATTAGAGGAGGTGAGAACTATAGAAAAAAATAATAGAACGCTATTAGCCTTGGATATTGAGACATATTCTGATGTAGATCTCACGAGATCCGGAGTGTATGCATATGCGGACAGTCCAGCTTTTGAGATATTGCTGGTAGCTTATGCCTTCGATGACGATGAAGTACACATTGCAGATCTGGCATCAGGTGAAGAGCTGCCAAATCAAATCATAAAAGCCATCCTAGATCCTTCCATCATCAAGACTGCATTCAATGCAGCTTTTGAAAGAGTGTGTTTATCCAAACATTTGAATCAGATGCTGACTCCAAAATCCTGGCAGTGTACAGCAGTACAAGCAGCCATGTTGGCATTACCTCTATCACTTGATGGAGTAGGAAAGGTCTTGGATATTAAGAGGAAGAAGCTAAAAGAAGGTATGGACCTTATCCGCTACTTTTCCATACCATGTAAGCCAACCAAAACAAATGGAGAGAGAACTAGAATCCTTCCGGAGCATGATCCGGTGAAGTGGCAAAGGTACAAAAAATATTGCATAAGAGACGTGGAAGCAGAAAGAGAAATCAGAGAGAAACTTCATAACTTTCCGATTCCAGTGCAAGAACAGATCAACTATGAGCTGGATCAGGAGATCAACGATCGAGGAGTAGAAGTGGATCTTCAATTAGTGAAAAATGCTGTGGAGCTGGACAGCATGTATAAAGATAAAATCACTGAAGAAGCCTATGAGATCACTGGGCTAGAAAATCCAAATTCAGTGGCTCAGGTGAAAAGGTGGCTGGAAGATAAGGGAGTAGAGATAGAAAGCCTCAACAAGAAAACGGTGAAGGAGCTTCTATTAGAATCAGATGGTGAAGTACATGAGATGCTGAAGCTCAGGCAGGAAATGGCCAGGACATCAGTGAAGAAATATGAAGCCATAGAACGTTCAGTAAATCAGGATGGAAGAGTGAGGGGAATGTTTAAGTTCTACGGAGCAAATAGAACCGGTAGATTCTCAGGAAAGAACATCCAGCTCCACAACCTTCCACAAAACCACCTGCCTGACCTAGACTTGGCCAGAACATTAGTGAAAGAAGGAAGATTTCAAGATGTGGAGCTTCTTTACGATTCGGTACCAGGAGTTTTGTCGGAGCTCATCAGAACAGCATTTATTCCAAAGAAAGGAACCCGGTTCATCGTGGCAGATTTCTCTGCCATCGAAGCTAGGGTGCTGGCATGGCTGTCTGGAGAAAACTGGAGACTCGATGTTTTCAAAAGCCATGGAAAGATCTATGAGGCTTCAGCATCAGCCATGTTTAAAGTTCCTCTGGAAGAAATCGGTAAAGGATCTCCTTTAAGGCAGAAAGGAAAGATCGCAGAGTTAGCTCTTGGTTATGGTGGCGCTACAGGAGCGCTTAAGGCCATGGGTGCCCTTGAGATGGGGCTGAAGGAACAAGAACTCCCTGAGCTAGTAAAGCAGTGGAGAGCAGCCAATCCGCACATTACAAAGTTCTGGTGGGAAGTGGATGCTGCAGCTCTAAAAGCTGTAAAAGAAAAAACAACAGTGCAAGTTTGGGATATTGAATTTCAATATCGATCGGGAATATTATTCGTCACTTTACCCTCAGGGAGAAAACTATCCTACATCAAACCGAGATTGGAAACTAACAAGTTCGGTAGAGATGGACTCACTTATGAAGGCATAGGGGAAAACAGAAAGTGGACCAGGATCGATACCTATGGTCCGAAGCTGGTGGAGAACATAGTCCAGGCTGCAAGTCGAGATCTTCTCACTGAAGCTATGCTCAGACTGAAAAACAATGGATTTGACATTGTAATGCATGTGCATGATGAAATTGTTCTGGAAGTGGAAGAATGTAAGTCCAGCGTCGAAGAGATATGCGATCTTATGGCCATGAATCCTGACTGGTCAGAAGGACTGCCTTTGAGAGCAGATGGCTATGAGTGCAGCTATTATAAAAAAGATTAAAAGGAAGGAGGAAGAGAATATGGGAATCAGTAAATATAACGCTGAAAGATACTACGATCCTATAGCCTATGAAGGATTAACTAAAGTGCTGGAAAGCGATAAACAATTCAGAATCAATTATCAGACAGGATATATGGAAATCAATTTGGACTGTTTCTTTCCCTGTACAGTGCGGGAAGCAAGAAAGGTCTTTGGGATCATTCACAAGTACTCATCGGAGATTGAGATAGAAAGACTGTCAGCATTTTTGAAGGACAAGGAAAAATACTGTTATAGAAGAATGAAGCTCTATGCGGAAAAAGCAGTGGAGCTGCCGACGTCATCAAGAGAGTATCGAGAAATGATGGGAAAATTCAAGGAAGCCAGAACAATACATCAGAGAATGAAAAGAAACATTGAAATCTTTCAGGAAGGGAGAGAATAAATTTGAAAATAAAACTATATACAGGAAACTCCCGAATGGAGAAGAACTGGAACTTTACAGAAATGGAGCTGGAGGACTTCAGGGATAGAATCTCAAAGACCATCCGGACCTCTGAAACCATGGACCAGTATCGAAAGCTCAGTAAAGCCAAGCAGGATGACATTAAAGACGTGGGAGGTTTTGTGCTAGGAACGCTCAAGGATGGGTTAAGAAGAAAGGATCACGTATTGACTCGGTCAGGATTGACCCTTGATATGGACTACGCAGAACCTGATTCAATAGAGCAGCTGGAGATGCTGTTCTCAAATCTATGCTACATCTACTCCACACATAAACACACATCGGAAAGGCCAAGACTCAGGCTGATCATCCCGCTGAAAAGAGAAGTATCGCCGGATGAATATACAGCCATAGCCAGAAAAGTGGCTGAGGACATAGGTATAGAGCTGTTTGATGATACAACCTACGAACCAAGCAGACTCATGTACTGGCCATCCACACCTCATGATGGTGAATTTATCTTCAAGGAGCTGGAAGGAGAACTACTGGATCCGGATGAAGTCCTGGTGAAATATAAAGACTGGAAAGATTCATCAAGGTGGCCGGTATCGAAAAGGCAGTCAGCTGTTGTGCAGAGGGATGTGAAGAAGCAGGCTGATCCCTTGGATAAAGCAGGTATCATTGGAGCATTCTGCCGGACCTATACAATAACTGAAGTCATACAGAGATTTATTCCGGATGTCTATGAACCAAGTCTCATGGAAGGACGCTTCGATTTTATCCAGGCTGACTCCCAGGCTGGCGTGGTCATCTATGGTGATAAATATGCTTATAGCCACCATGCCACCGATCCTGCCTGCGGTCTTCTAGTAAATGCCTTTGATATTGTAAGAGTCCATAAATATGGACACCTGGATAAAGATTCGGATGAAGGCATAGATCAGGTCAAGCTACCATCATTCAAAGCCATGCAGGAGTTCGCTGCTAAAGATGAAAACGTAAAGGTCCAATTAGGGGTAGAGAGAGAAAAACTGATAGTTGAAGAATTTGAAGTGAGCAGCGATGACAACTGGCAGACAATGCTAGACATCGACAAGCAGGGAAAGGTAAAGGACACATTAACCAATATAGTAAACATTTTAAGATTTGATAAGTATCTGAAAGCCATCGTCTATAACGAGTTCAGACATATGATCGATGTGGTGGGTGAGCCTCCATGGAACAAGGTGAAACCTGGATGGGGCGATGCGGACCTTGCCTGTGCGAAAGTGTACTTTGAAAGAGTATACGGCATCTGGTCTCCAACTAAGTTTAAAGATGCGATCCTGGCAGTGGTGACATCCGAGAGAACCTATCATCCCATCAAAAACTATCTGAATGACCTGGAGTGGGATGGAACTGAAAGACTGGATTCTATTCTGATAGATTACCTGGGAGTTGATGATACATCATTTGTCAGAGAAGTTACTCGAAAGACACTGGTTGCAGCTGTTGCAAGAATCTATGAACCAGGTACAAAGTTTGACTCCATTCTAGTTTTAAACGGTCCTCAAGGTATCGGTAAATCAACCTTATTCTCACTGCTTGGTAGGGAATGGTATTCAGACAGTCTATCCATTGCAGATATGAAAGACAAGACAGCAGCTGAGAAGCTTCAAGGGTACTGGATCCTGGAGCTGGGGGAACTTGCCGGTATCAAGAAGATGGATGTGGAAACAGTGAAATCATTCATCACGAGAACAGATGATAAGTTCAGGCAGGCTTATGGTGTCAATGTAGAAAGCCATCCAAGATCAAGTATCATTGTTGGTTCCACCAATGCAGATAATGGCTTTCTAAGAGACATCACAGGGAACAGAAGGTTCTGGCCTGTGTATGTTACCGGAAACGGTAAATACAAAGCCTGGGAGCTCACAGAGGTGGATCAGGTATGGGCTGAAGCATTGAAAAGGTACCATGAAGGAGAAGAACTATTCTTGAAAGGTTCAGTTGCAAATGAAGCTTATGCAGCACAACAGCAATCCATTGAAGCGGATGATCGTGAAGGAATCATTGAAGATTACCTTGATCGCAAGTTACCTGAGGACTGGAACAAAATGGATCTATACCAGAGAAGGAGCTTCTTTGCTGGCAGTGAATTTGATGGAAGCGTCAATGAAGGAACAGTGGTCAGAGAGAAAGTATGCATAATGGAAATCTGGTGCGAGTGTTTTAGTAAAGAGAGACAGAACCTGAAAAGAACCGATTCGTATGAAATTGAGTCCATCTTGAACCGTATCGGCGGATGGAAAAAACTCGATTCCAATAAAACCGGGAAGACATACTACACACTTTACGGACCGCAGAAAACTTTTGTCAGGCAAGCTGCAAAGCTTTAAGCACAACAAACAGCTTGCTCATAGTTCCTTTAACTACTGATGGCACAGCACATGGCACAGCCAAGACACGAGTCAAATCAACAGGTAGCTTAGCTTTATGCCTGTCATGCCTAGAAAGAACCCTTATATACTAATAAATATAGATATAAAGAATAATCGGGTACGTATATACGTGTATGCGCGCGTAAGGGTTTTAGAGTATAAAGCATGGATTTAGGCATAGTGGTAAAAAAGGGAGGATTGAGATGCTTGAAAGAAAAATAGAAAGGTGTTTAGTTCAAGAAGTAAATAAACGTGGAGGGTCAGCTTTCAAGTTTGTATCGCCAGGGTGTGATGGAGTGCCTGATCGATTGATATTATTTCCTGGTGGAAAGATTGCCTTTATTGAAGTGAAGGCTCCTGGGAAAAAGTTAAGGCCTCTGCAGATGAAAAGAGTAAAGGATTTTGTGGAGCTGGGACAAAAGGTCTATGAAGTGGATAATGCTGAAATGATCGGAGGAGTTCTGGATGAAATACAATCCACATGAGTATCAGAAATATTGTGCAGATTATATTATCGATCATCCGTACTGCGGGATTTTTCTAGACTGCGGACTCGGGAAAAGCGTCATCACACTGACAGCACTCTGGGATCTTATTCTGGATCGGTTTGATATGGGAAAGGTCCTGGTCATTGCACCAAAGAGAGTGGCAGAGGATACATGGCCTAAAGAGATTGCAAAGTGGGAGCATCTGAATGGGCTTACTTACTCTTTAATATTAGGGAGTCCAAAAGAACGAGAAGAGGCACTGAAGAAGAAGGTGGATCTCTATATCATCAATCGAGAAAATGTATCGTGGCTTGTGGAATATGGGTCTTGGCAGTTTGATGGAATCGTCATCGATGAGCTTTCAAGCTTCAAATCCAATAAGGCAGAGAGGTTCAAAGCTTTAAAGAAAGTAAGACCAAAAGTTATTAGAGTCATCGGTCTTACGGGTACTCCAGCTCCGAACTCGCTGCTTGATCTATGGCCACAGCTTTATCTTTTAGACATGGGAGTAAGACTTGGAAGGTTTATAGGTGGATACCGGGAAAGGTACTTTATGCCAGACAAGCGAAACCGGGAGATTGTATATTCCTATAAGCCTCGTGAAGGAGCTGAAGAAAATATCTATAATCTCATTGGTGATATATGCATCTCTATGAAAGCAGTGGATCTTCTGGAAATGCCTGAAAAGATTGAGAACCGAGTTGAAGTAGCTATGGACAAGAAGGAGCTGGACCTCTATAAGAAATTCAAGAAGGATTTGGTGGTGAATCTGGAAGGTGAAGAGATCGATGCGCTTAATGCTGCAGGACTTTCCAACAAGCTTCTGCAGATGGCCAATGGAGCTGTCTATGGAGAAGACAAGAAAGTAGTGAAACTTCATGATCGGAAGCTGGATGCTCTGGAGGATCTTATCGAGATGGCCAATGGTAAACCGGTCCTCGTTGCATATTGGTATAAACATGATCGTGCTAGAATTCTTAATAGATTTCCTGAAGCTAAAGTGATTGAGACTTCAAAAGATATTGATGTTTGGAATGAGGGCAAAGTCAAAGTTGCACTTATTCACCCGGCTTCAGCGGGTCATGGACTCAACTTACAAGATGGTGGGTCGACAATCATCTGGTTTGGTTTGACCTGGTCCTTGGAGCTATACCAGCAGATGAACGCCAGGCTTTGGAGACAAGGTCAGAAGAATACTGTAGTTATCCACCATATTATAACTAAAGGAACACATGACGAGGATGTAATGAAAGCGCTTGAGCAAAAGAACATCAGGCAGTCAGATTTAATCGAAGCTGTAAAAGCAAGAATAGGAGGAGAGTAGAATGAGTGAAAGGATTGAATCACTTTTGAAAGAGTACCCTAAGTTGAAGATGGAACTTAAATGCTTAGAACATCAGATTAGTAATTTTGAAGGAATATCTGAAACCGATATGATTGAATCTTTATACCATCAGAAAGCTGAAGGAGATAGGGTTCAGACAAGTAGGGTCTCAGAGAAAACAGCTAATATTGCTATTTCGTATAGAAAGAAAATGGAGAGGATCAACAAAGAATGGCGGGAACATCTTGAAAAGAAATATGCCATCATCTCAGAGGAAATTGTATTCTTTGAATCAGCCATTCATGCTTTAAGTGGTGAACTGCCTAACTTTATATCCGACTTGGTTTTTGAAGGATTGACCTGGGATGAATTAACACTTAAGTATCATATATGTAGGACTAGTGTTGCAAAATATCGAAAGAAAGCGATAAATGAATTGATAATACTTTACCTTATACATGAAAAAGAATTGGCGGAATATTTACTGAGTTGATTATGAAATATATTCTTAGTTAGATATTCTATCTTTACATGAATAGTTTTTAATTTATATTTCTAGTATAATTAATAAAGAGTACTGTGCAATTTAGACAGGGAGAAGATTAATGGATAATATTATAAGGTTGTCTGTAAAAGAAAAAGTTAATATACTAGAACAAAATAATATTGAATATGACACCCGGGATAAGGAGCAATGGTTAAAGGATAACCCGATGGATTATGTTAAGGCAGTAAAAATCCTGAACAGCTTCCCGGTAGAAGTCAGACACGAAGTATTCAGACAAATCTTTTCTATAACGAGACTATTCTTACCTGAAACTTTATATAAGTTTTATTCAATAACTGAAGATAAGGCACTTAATGAGAAAAAATTAAAAACTCTTAATGAACACAAAGTTTACTTATCAGAACTAACTAAACTTAATGATCCATTCGACGGAAGAGCAATTTTTTATAATGCGGAGGAATTAATGCAATTTAATGTTCTGAAAAGGCATGATGGAATGCTGATAGACGATTTTGCTTCATTTCATATAGGAACCTCACTATCTTCTGCCGATTTTAGAAGTATGCCTATGTGGGCTCATTATAGTAATAATCATCTAGGATATTGTACCTCCTATAAAACTTCTAACAATCCAAATTTAAGAACTTTTGGATTTCCAGTGCAGTATTTAGATGCACGTATCGACATAACAGAATATATGGTGGAATTTACAGAATATTTTTTAAACGAGAAAAGGAAGCAGAGTGTCCGTGGAAATAAAGTCATTATATTAAGTGATTTTAAACTGATTTATATGATGCAGTTACTTGAAAATATAAAAGGAATTGACTGGGCTTATGAAAAAGAATTTAAAGTAATGCTGCCCAAAAATCATCCAAACCCATATATGGAGCTTCATCCAAATCAGATATATATTGGGAAAAATTGCAACGATGATGTTGTTAATACACTTCTTAATATTGGTAAGGAGCAAAATATTGAAGTCTACAAAATGAGGCAAGGAACAGCGAGTACACGTTTTGAAATACATCCAAATCTAATATATTCTCCTTAATATGTATGAAAGCATAAGCTTTAATGAAACGCGTACTAATGGTGTACTGACAAAAAGGATTTCATGGTTTATAGTTATAATTGTCAAGAACTGTAGAGTCTGGGAAATAACCCAGGCTCTTTAATTTTGTCCGGGTGCGATTTCATCCTTTCACGCATCCAATATTAATTTGAGGTGAGAGATTATGATTTTTACGAGTGAGCAAGTATCTTGTGGACATCCAGATAAAATATGCGATCAAATTTCAGATGCTATTGTTACAGACTGCTTAAAACATGATAAGAAATCTAGAGTAGCTGTGGAATGCATGATAAAAGATTATAATATCATGATCGCTGGAGAACTTTCTTCAAGCCATGACCCGAGTTATCAGAAACTCGTAGAAAAAGTATTGAAGAAGATTGGTTTAGGAAATATTGAATTATATAGAGTAAATGTCATGATCAGCAAACAGAGTTCTGATATTGCTCTTGGAGTTGATGGGCCACAGGGTGCTGGGGATCAAGGGATGATGTTTGGTTATGCAACCAATGAGACACCAGAATACCTTCCGATACCTTATGCAGTAGCAACTTATGCACTAAAGCTCCTAAGAGATCTCAAGAGTCCCTTCCTTCTTCCTGATGCAAAGAGCCAAGTTTCCTATGATTATGAAAGTGGAAGAATCGAAACGTTTCTAATCAGTACCCAACATAAAGAAGATTTTACCGTGAACATGATCAGGCCGATCGTGGAAGCAGTAATGGAGACAGCTGCAGCAGACTATGGTTTAAACACAGATTTCAAGAAGCTGGTCAATCCAACCGGAAGATTTGTCATCGGATCGTCCTTTGCTGACAGTGGACTAACCGGTAGAAAAATCATAGCAGATACCTATGGTGGGATGTGTCGTCATGGTGGCGGTGCTTTCTCGGGTAAAGATCCGACTAAGGTTGATCGGAGCGGTGCATACATGGCCAGGAAGATCGCTAAGGACATTGTAAAGCAGGGTTATGCTGATCGCTGTGAAGTGCAGCTCGCTTATGCCATTGGTGTGGCAGAGCCTGTATCCATAGCAGTGGACGGCTTCGGTACCGAGAACATAGATCTAAAGATGATTGTAGAGAATATCAAATCAAACTACGATATGACACCAGCAGGCATCATAAGATTTCTGAAACTTCTCGAGATCGACTACAACGAGGTGTCCAGCTACGGCCACTTCGGTAAAAAACATCTTCCCTGGGAGGAGTAGCAATGCCAAGAAGACCAGACATCCCATGCAAGCATCAAGGATGTGGCAAGCTCATCCCATCAGGTACAAAGTACTGTGATGAGCACATTGAACTTCATCGCGTTGAGATAAGAACGACGAAGCAAAAAGGCTATGACAACACATGGAGAAAAGCCAGAACAAGGTTTCTGAAGCTGCATCCTCTTTGCGTCAGATGCTTGGAGAAGGGAACTCATCGTAGAGCAAATGTTGTGGACCACATCAGACCACATCGAGGAGTTGAGTTACTCTTCTGGGATGAAAAGAATTGGCAACCGTTATGTAAATCCTGTCACGATAGAAAGACCATGACAGAGGATCGGTATCAGACATTTAAATACTAACTTGTAAAAGAAAGTTGATGTGGTAATCTTGAATAAAGGAATTAATAAGAGAATCGAGGTTACCTATGAATAGACATCAACTACCAGAGTATTTATTCAATCAAATTCATATCGTTGAGCCATACTCCGATAAAGTTAAGCCTGTAAATGAGATGATGGATGTCACAGCTTTCTTTCCAGGAGGGAAGGGGTTGTGGCTTGAAGAAAATTCAAAGATTGTTCCTGATATCTTAGTTCTCGGACATGACTTTTCAACAGTTACTGCATACAACAAAATGCTTGTCAGCGGGGAAAATGAAATAAACTCACCAACATGGAGAGGAATGAGAAATCTATTTAAGGATTCAAGTGTAGATCTCAATCGTTGTTTCTTTAGTAATGTCTACATGGGACTTCGAGATGTTGTATCAATGATAGGGGTGTTTCCTGGATCGAAAGACAAAGAGTTTAGGAAAAGAAACCAAGACTTCTTAAGCATTCAGATTCTAACAATGAAGCCAAAAGTGATCATCACACTCGGGATACCAGCTTCGATTAATCTTTCATTCTTATCTGAGCAGCTTAAGGAAGATTGGTCAAAAGGTAAAGCTTTGAGCAGTCCAAATAATGGATTGAAAAGAAATGTATGGATAGATGATCATGAGTATGTTTGCGTTGCTCTGGAGCACACATCAATGAGAAATCCAAACGTTAAGAGAAGAAGCTATGTTAATGAAAGAGGTAACTACGTAGGAAACGAAGCAGAGATCGAAATGCTGAAAGATGCACTGAGGTGACCCCTAGGGGGAGTCGAAATCGCTACAACCCGCACCACAGGAGACCGCGCCTCCCTGCCACGTGAAAAAACGCGAAATTACATAGGGGGGATACCGCGAAACATGAAGGCGAGTACTCTAAATGCCTGAAACGATAAGGATTACTAAATCTTAGAAATAATGCGATTCAATAAATAGTATGGTTTATTGCTGTTAAACATCTACATAAAGTAGAGTTTAGCAGCATTTTTCATGCTGAAAATAAGAAAGGATGATAAGCAATGACTGATCAGCAGATGAAACAGATTAGAGAGTTTCGCTTGAAAGGAGTTGGGTATAAAGCAATTGCTTCTGTGACTGGACTCTCTAGAGATATTGTTAGAAATTACTGTAAGACAAATGGTCTTGATGGTCATTCAGAAGTTGTTCCACTTAATCTTCAAGAAAAGATGAAGCAAGGGATATCATGCATGAACTGCGGAAAAGATATTAATCAACCTTCAACTGGAAGACGAAAGAAGTTCTGCACAGGTGAATGTAGAAGAACATACTGGCTAAACCACACCCAGCAGATTCAAAGAAAAGAGACAGCGTTTTACCATAAGAGCTGCGTTTATTGTGATGATGAATTTAAAGTGTATGGAAACAAGAACAGAAAGTATTGTAGTCATGAATGCTATATTCGTGACCGTTTCTGGCGTGAAGAAGAAGGAAGAGCTCCTTATGTTGGACCTTCCATTAGTGAGGAGTAAAAACATGAATGATATGAATTTCAGAGCAATTCCTGTAGGAGATTTGAAACCAGCAGAATATAACCCTAGAAAGAAACTCAAAGCTGGAGACAAGGAATATGAGAAGATAAAAAATTCCATTAAAGAGTTTGGGTATGTAGAACCGATTATTGTAAATTATGATATGACCATCATTGGGGGTCATCAGAGATTAACAGTTCTAAAAGACATTGGCTATACGGAAGTCCAGTGTGTTGTTGTAGACATTAAAGATATAAATAAAGTGATAGCACTTAATATAGCACTCAATAAAATTAGTGGCGAATGGAATGAACAGCTCCTTGCTGACCTCTTAGTTGATTTGCAGTCAGTAAACTTCAATACTGACTTTACAGGATTTGACCCCCCGGAAATCGAGCAGCTTTTTTCAAAAGTACATAACAAAGAAATTAAAGAAGATGATTTCGATGTGGATGAGGCTTTAAAGAAACCACATATGAGTATAAAAGGTGATGTATGGATCCTTGGCAAGCACCGAGTCATTTGTGGAGATTCAACTGAGCCAGAAGCTTATAAGACACTCATGGATGGAGACAAAGCCAATATCGTTGTGACGGATCCGCCATATAACGTGAATGTAGAAGAATCAGCAGGGAAGATTAAAAATGATAACATGTCTGATTCTGATTTCTATAAATTCCTTTTTGCATCATTTGTTAATATGGAGCAGAGCATGGAGAAAGATGCTTCCATCTATGTTTTCCATGCGGATACTCAAGGACTGAATTTTAGAAAAGCCTTCACAGATGCCGGCTTCTATCTTTCTGGATGCTGCATTTGGAAGAAGAATTCACTGGTCATGGGTCGCTCACCATATCACTGGCAGCATGAGCCTGTTCTATTTGGATGGAAGAAGGGAGGCAAGCATCTGTGGTACACGGACAGGAAGCAGACGACCATATGGGAATATGATCGGCCAAGATCTTCTAAGGAGCATCCAACAATGAAACCGGTAGCTTTAATGGCTTATCCGATCCAGAATTCTTCTATGAGCAACTGCATCGTCCTCGATCCCTTCTTAGGGAGTGGGTCCACATTAATTGCTGCAGAGCAGATCGGAAGAATCTGTTATGGTATTGAACTGGATGAAAAGTTTGTGGATGTTATCGTGAATCGATTTATAGATGTTACTGGTGAAAGCAGCGGTGTGTATTTACTTCGAGATGGAGAAAAGATCTCCTATGAAAAAGTAAAAGAAAACTTCAACAGCGAATCTGAATAAGTAATATTGCTTGACTTATATACCTTTCTAAGTGATATATGTAGTACCAAAATATTAGGAGGTAAAAGTTATGCAAATCAAAACAAATTTTGAGAAGAGAAAAGAAGTCGCTAAGCACATTGGAGAGTATATACATGTGAAAGCGGTCTACGAAGGACCACCTACATTCTCTTACTTGATCGCAGGATTCAACCTGGACAGAAACGGAATCATTCATTGTGGAAATGAGGAAGAGGGTAAGAAACTGAAGGAGCACTTAATCGAACTCGGGTATGTAGAACCGGAAGTTGATATGCTGGAAATCAGCGTGCCAATAGAAAGCATGGATGGACTGGGGATGACAAACCTTATCTTTGAAATGAAGAGTAAAGCATATCTACTCAACAGAATTGTCAGACGAGAACATTTCAAAGTTGATGATCATGTTATTAAAACCTTACAGGAAAAGAAACCAGAAGACATCGCTTCATTCGAAGAAATTATCAAAGAATATCATGAAGGCATTTCCGGACTGAAATTCGAAGAGGACACAGTGACATTCAGCTTTCCAACCTCAGACGATGCAACGAAGAACAGAGCCTACATTGAACTTGCAGCAATGATTGTGGCCCATGCTAGGGATGCCAAAAGGATAAGTCCGAATGAAAACAAATCTGAAAATGAAAAATACTACCTTCGCATCTGGCTGCTGAGACTTGGCTTGGATGGGGAGGGAGCTAAAGGGACAAGGAAAGCATTGCTAGAAGGTTTAAAAGGTCACACAGCCTTCCGTACGGCCGAGGATGAGGCAAAACACAAGGCAAAGTACAGGGAGAGGATACTTCAAAGAAAAGCAGGTGAAAACCATGAGTAACCAAAGAGCTTTATTTGGAAGAAAGATGAGTAATCTGGAAGAACTTCTCGAAGCTACGTACTTTGCCAAGCAGGAAGGGCATAAGGGTGTACCTTATGAAGTGAACAGAGATATAGTATTAGATAGCGAAGCTTTTCAGAAATTTGCAGATGACTTCCTAGAAGATCAGTTATGGATCGAAAAGACAGATGGTGGAATGAATAAGAAAGGGGAAATCAGATGCATTCGAGTAATCAACAAATCAACAGGTGAAAAGATCCTATGTAATTCAGAAGGATATGATTACTGCCGATATGTTGCGATTGAAGAAGAGGAGAGAAACCATGAATAGTAACTTACTGAGCAAGCTTAGAAAAGAATACCCAAAGGGTACTAGAATTGAACTTGTTAGAATGGATGATCCTCAGGCACCCCCGATTGGTACAAAAGGAGCTGTGGTGTGGGTAGATGACATTGGTAGTATCCTTGTGGATTGGGATAACGGTAGCGGATTGAATGTCGTCTATGGAGAAGATGCTTGTAGAAAAATATAAAACTTGGAAATTAGATCTCTTCGGAGGTCTTTTTTCATGCTCTAAAAAATCAAGAGGAGGTGGAACGTTTGGCGCAACGAGGGAGAAAACCAAAACCAACAGCTTTAAAAGTGTTGGAAGGGAACCCAGGCAAAAGACCTTTAAACACGAACGAACCTAATCCTCCTAAAAAAGCTCCTCGCTGTCCTTCCTGGCTTGAGCAGGAGGCAAAGAAAGAATGGAGGAGAACGGGTAAGTTACTTGAAAATACAGGGGTCTTAACTGAAATCGATATGGCTGCATTTGCAGGGTACTGCCAAGCTTATGCCAGATGGAAAGAAGCAGAGGAATTCATCACCCAACACGGAACCATGATCAAAACTCCTAACGGATATCTCCAGCAGGTCCCTCAGGTATCCATCGCTCAAACAAATCTGAAGATCATGCTGAAGTTCTGTGAGCAGTTTGGAATGACGCCATCTTCAAGAAGCAGAATAGTTGCGAGTGAAGGAACGGTAGATCCAGCGGATGAGATGGAGAAGTTATTAGGAGGTAGGTCGTAGTGTCATATGAATACACTCCTTCACCATTTATGCTGGGGACTTCTCATTATGATAAAGGCAAGGCTGATCGAGTAGTGGCTTTTATTGAGAACTTGAAACATACCAAAGGAAAGTGGGCAGGCAAGAAGTTTATTCTTTTACCATGGCAGGAGCAGATCATAAGAGATCTATTCGGGATTGTCGGAGAAAATGAGAAGAGACAGTTCTTAACTGCTTATGTAGAAATCCCCAAGAAGCAGGGCAAATCAGAACTCGCAGCTGCCCTGGCGCTTTACCTTCTCTATGCTGATAACGAACCAAGTGCGGAGGTATATGGAGCTGCCTGTGACAGAGCGCAGGCTTCAATAGTTTTCGATGTGGCCAAGCAGATGGTGCAGATGTCACCAGCCCTACTTAAAAGATCAAAGATTACAGCAGCAAATAAGAGGATCGTGAACTATTCCAATGCAGGTTATTATCAAGTGCTCTCAGCAGAAACTGGAACGAAACATGGTCTGAATGTTTCAGGTTTAGTCTTTGATGAAATACATGCGCAGCCTAATAGAAAACTCTATGATGTATTAACTAAAGGTTCAGGAGATGCGAGAGAACAGCCGCTATTCTTTATCATCACGACAGCAGGGAATGACAAGAACAGCATCTGTTATGATCTCCATAATAAATCACTGGATATCAAAGCGGACAAGAAAAATG